ATGTACTTCATCATCCATTAAAACATCATGTTCTATATTATAATGATTTTCGCACTCTACATTAACACCTTCTTCTAGTTGATTAATAAGAAGAGCTCCGTGGCAAACTCCTAGTATAGGTTTGTTTTGTTTATAACATTCTGTGAGTAAACGTATTTCTGTTTTTAATCTGAGAGGACTAGCATCGCCACCTGTGAAAATTATAAAGTCTAAATCTTTAACTAGTTTTGTAAAATCCTGTTCAGGATCATTTGCTATTGAAGTGAGCGTATGACCGCCTAGTAGTTGTTGCCAACCGTGTTCTAGACAATCATACGCAATATCATTGTAATAGAATATGCGTTGTGTTAACCCAATATTCATTTACGATATATTACCAACCGTAAGCTTCGTTAACTAGTTCACGTGAACCAGATGCTTCAACTGTGTTTGCACATGAAACTTCAAACAAATCTTTACGCATTCCGTCTACGATGTTAAGCACGTGTGCTTGAACTTCTGGAGTAGTAGCGATTTCTTCTAATTTCATTGCACCGATTGTGCTGTGAAAACCTTCGTCTTTAGCAATCTTGGCATATGACTTAGCAATGAATTCGTCTTCAATTGTTTCTGCCATTTGATTCCATACTGCTTCTGCACGACCTTCAGCAACGATTTGATATACTGCAAGTGCAGCTTCATCAGAAGATGCCTCATACGCTTCTAGTAAATCAGCACCTTTTGCCGTTGGTTTAGCCGCTTCTTTAGCCATTGCGTCAGCAACGTCTAATTCTTCACCAGTGATTTTTTCGATGCATTCTTTTACCATACGGAAGTGAATTGCTTCGTCCATCGCTTGCTTAGAAAGGTTTTGTAATTCAATTGGATCAGCGTCTGCTGGCATAGATGCAACTTTGTTTGAGATTTCAACCATGTTCATACGCTCATTGACCATACGACCTGTGAAATGCTCAACTAGAGCTTCCATTGAATTGTCTTTGCTTTCGAAATACGCTTTCACGTTCATTTTAGAAGCTTCGAAAAGTGCTTCGTTGTCTTTTTGTAGTTGCTCTACAAATTGTGTTGATGTTGTCATTGTTATTCTCCATTTGACTAGATTTAAGTTTACATACTGTAAACTATGAATACATTTATTCTTTATATAAAGGGATAAATGAGTTGCACCTGTTAATATAACTACTCAGTTATAATCATGCAATCATCAATGATGAGTAGCAAAACTCTTTGCTACAAATATATTTATCATATTGGGTTGATAATTATATTATAATGAAATATCTTCTAATCCTGCGGCACGTAGTTTAACTACATTATTAATCTGAAAGCCTTTGGCTTCAAGTGCCTTGATTATACCGATATATTTGTTTCGTATTAGACTAAAATCATTGATTAGATATTGTAAGTCTACTACGTCTTGTTCACCGTCTACATATTTTTCTGCATCACGGCTACTTAATGCTTTGTTGTAATTTTCTAAAAACTTACGAAATGTTCTACTACGTAGTTTACGCATTTCTGTATTTAGATGTTCTAATATTGCTTCTACTTCTTGTAATTGATTAAATCTGTGTTCGACAATACCTGGCATTTCTCTACTGTGTTTTTCTAACACACCTTTCATACCACACTCGAATCTGGCGGCTTCAATTTCACGTTCGTAGAAAGAGATAGCCGAAACTATCTCTGCCATGTTCTGCGAAACTTTACGATACCAGTTACTCATTAATCTTCATCTTCCCAATATTCTTCTGCATATTCTTCGTCTGAATCGTGATCATCATTAACTTCAAAGTAATCAGTTAATGCTTGATCTAGTAGTTCATCGTGGTCACCTATTTCAACCGCATGTCTTTTTAGATCTACGCCATAATCATCCAAAGTAAAGATATAGTCTTCTGCAAACTTTTCTTTATTTTTATCTGGTATGTGTGCTAGTGCTTTATCAAAAATTTGTAAGAATAACTCTAAATCGTTATCACTCAGATTCATTAATAACCTCCTGGTCAATTTGTTCGCCATCACTATCTTTTATGTGATCTGGTTGCATATCCCACTCTTGCATTACAAGATCCAATGCATTATCTTTGTTAGCATTCCAAGGTTTACGGAACATTTTAATTATTTCACCTGTTACCGGGCTAATATATTCTAAACTGTTACCACTTTTCTTAAGAACATCTTTTGCTTCAAAGAATTCAACTAGTCCACTGTATGGACTCATACCTGTTTCGTATGGAATTTCTACTTGCACACTTTCAAATGGTTTTGCATAACGTGTTTTCATTACCTTACACGCTGCTCTAATACCAAATACTTGTGATGTTTTATTGCCTTCTGCATCTACTTTTAGTTTAAGTTTACGCATTGCGATAACAATACTACTTGCATAGATAAAGCCTTGACCACCTGAGATCTTATCATCTGGATCAAACATATCTTGTGATGCATATGTATGGTTTGTGCATAACATACCAACATTAAACTCACCAAACATATTAACTGTGTTACGAACTAATGAAGTTAGTGCTTTAGGCTTACGACCCATATCACCTTTCATATCACCTTTTTGAAACTGATCAACATCAGTAGGTGTTAGTAACATACCTAAACTATCTACAACAAATAATACTTTAGGACGTTCTTCCTTTTCTTTATCTGTATATTCTGCTTTATAATCTTTCATAAAGTCACTCACTGTGCGAGCAACATCATCAATCATACTCATGTTTAGTTTTAGTAGTTTATCTTCAGCAGTATCTACGTCAAGTGCATGTAGCCATTTCTCATCTAGTGCGTTTTCACTATCAATAAGAACTACAAATATACCTTGATCTTGTGCTGCCTTAACTACATTACCTGCTGCAATGTAACTTTTGCCTGCACCTGATTCTCCTGCAAGAACAGTTACTTTACCTAAAGGAATACCTTTCACAAAGTCGTTACTGATTAATTTGTTTAGTGTGTAGTTGCCTGTTGAGATCCATGTGTCTGGATCATTAAACCCGACACTTAGTCCGGGCACCGCTTTAGTAATACTTTTACGGAATTTGCTTACGTCAAAAGGTTTTGCCATTTATATCTCCAATCTAAGAAACTTGGACATGCTTATGCATGCCCAAGTTTTGTTATTTACTTACGATTACGAATCGCTGCTAGAATGTCTTCTGCACTCGGTGCCGCCTGACCTGTTGTTGCATCTGCTGGTGCAGGTGCTGGTGCTGGTGGAGGTGTTACTGGTGCCGCTTCTGCAACTGGTGCCGCTGGTGCTGTTTCAACTGCTGGTGCAGGTGCTACAGGTGCCGCAACTTGTTCCGCTGGTGCAGGTGTAACTTTAGGTGCACTTGTTGGTGCGTCTACACCGTATGGACGATAAAACGTTCCAAAGCGGTCTACATCATAAAGTTCACCATTTACACTTGCTTCAAACATTTCAAAGATAGCGTTTAAGTGATCTGCATCTGGCTTCTTAGGTAAGAAGTCATTTAGATTATGCAATCCATTTGCTGCAATTCCATCACGCTCTGTTTGATCTAAACTACGTGAACGTCTGCTCCAATTAGATGTGCTATAATCAGCATATCCACCTTTACTAGACTTGACTACTTTAAAGTCAGTTCCTGCTTCATAGTCTGTAGGAATCTCTTCAAACTCTGGATCCATTAGTGCTGCACTAATGATTTTATAAATTTGAGGTGAGATAACAAACCTACGAATAGGATTCTCTGGTGTGTTGTCTTCTGGTGAATCGTTTTGTGTAACAAAACCTTGAAAAATATAAGAACGCTTTTTCCAATACTTACGAGCAGTATCTTCTAAAGCTGGATCTTTAAACCAAGGACGAATTTCTGCGTGAACAGGACATTGCTCGCCCCACATTTCAACACAAGGAACTTGAACCATTACTGGTTTGTTCTCGTCTTGGCCTTTGACTCCTGGAAAGCTCAAACGGATCATTTGACGTTCTTTCCAAAAGAACGTATTTGATTCATCTGCGTCTGGTAGGAATCTTAATGTTGCACTTGAACCTTCTGCAATGTTCCAATGTGCAAAGATGGCGTTGTCGCCGCCTTGTGACCCGCCTTTGGGGCCTTTGTTTTCCTGTGCTTGTAGTTTTGCACGGATTTCTGCTAATGTTGCCATAGTATTTCTCCTTTGTTAGCCTATGATAGCCTTTATTAGTTTTATAAAGTATACAATTCACTTGCATACAGTTGTTTTGCCTTTGTTAGCCTATACAGTATACTACTTTAAGTGCTTACTGTCAAGCACTATTTCCTATTTTTTAGGAAATTCTTTTACGAAGTTCTGCAATTACAGAATCTGTAATAGATTCTTCTTTTGTTACAGCTACTTCCATTTTTGTTGCTGATCCCTTTTTATACAAGAAGTTAGCAATTTTTGCCGCTAACATTGTATTATTAGTTTTCATATCATGAACATCATTACTCATTTGTGTTAACACATTAAATAATTCATCATTCTTAGTTGTCATACCAATATAAGATAACATCGCACTTAACTTAGCAAGTGGGCCCATTCCGCCGCTCCATTTTACTGGATCTTCGTTGTTAGGGTTATCTGGATCGTTTGCGTCAATATGTAATTTAAGATCATCTCCGGATTTGATTATAGCCATTGTGTCATTTAATAGTTTATCATGCATAGTATCTTTACCCTCACGTTCGTTAAAAATGCGAGATACCGTAGAAAGGACTTCATTCATGTCTACAGTCTCAAATGTATTATACAAGAACTTATCGGATATGTCAACCGAGTTTTCTTCGGTTTCTACTATTTCTTTTGTTTGATAACTATTATAGCCTCTTAATGTTTGGAGACTTCTTACTGTTTCTTTAATGCTTTTTAATTGCGATTTGATAGTTTCAACTACGTTAGCATTGCCTTCGTTAACTAATTTGTTTTTTCTTACGTGTGTAAGGAACTGTGCCATTTCTGTTGCTTCTTTACACATATTCATAATGCCTGTGCCTTTAGCATCTTCAAATGTTCCACCATGGTTAACATGCATGGCCATAGCTTTAGCACCTGCCATATATTTGTATGGGAATCTTGTTTGTTCTTTATTTGCATTTTCAACAAATAAACTATGTATGTTTCTGCTTCTCGCTCCACGCTTTTCTTCATTAACACCTTTGCTGTGTCTAATGATTAATCTTGCGTTTTCTAATTGTATGTAGCTTGTTTTTACGCTACCAAATGCTTTACTAAATCCTTCTGTCACGCTTTGATGTGAGAAGTCTTTTGGTTCTATGTTTTTATCAAATCTTTTCACTGTATATTCACCCATTTGTTTATGCACTGCACTCTTAAAACTATTTAACAGTGGCTTATTTGTGTCAATGTCAAAACCTGATCCTATTTGAACCAATAATTCTAACTTGTTATCTTCTGAACGTAATGAAACCATCATATCATGTTCGTTGACATAAAATCTTGTTGCTTCTTCTGAATTTAATGTTTTTTCTCCAGAATCAGTAAATAACACCACATCGTAATTGGCGCCTTTTATAATATTAAATATTTCTTGTGCAACTGTATTCATTGTGTTCCTCTTTATACTATTTATGCCAAAACGTAAAATTATAACATACTAAAAGGCATAGGCTGCATAAAATCGTCATCATCGTCATCTACTAGGTATTCAAATGCTGATTCTTCATAGTTAACAATTTCTTGTGCCATTCGCACTATTAATATAAGTGCCATAACCAAGTCATCGTGTTCGCCGTCTTTTGCTGAATAACTATTACCACGTGCAATAAAGACTTTGAGTTCGCCCAATAAGTTTTGACTTGCTATTTCTAGTTTATCTGTTTCTATCCAATGTTTTAGTTTACTACATGCTGTAAGTTTACTTTTATGTGTTGTAGTAAATCCTTTTCTAAACCTACGTGCATTACCGTGCCGTTTTGTTTCACTAATGAATGTGCCTGGAAAAAATTCTTCACCTGTTTCTGCAATTACAACTAAAGCCGCTTCACCTAGTGTGTTATTCTCTACACTATAATACTGTTCTGCTTCACCATCTGTTTCAGTTTCTATATACATTAATATTTCACGTAGTATTTTAATCTGACCTTGAACAGTAGTTTTATTGTGTTGCCATTCTGCTACTTGTTTCATTCCTGGCATTTCGTATACCTGTATTGCAGCAGAGTCGCCACCTGTTCCCAAACTTGGGTCCAATGATGACATGTATATTTTGTCTTTGCGTATTGGTCTATACCAACGCACCTGTCCCATTTTAGCATATGGTTGTTTTGCTTCCATTAATGATAGTTTGATACTGTCAATAAGTGTCTCGTCAAACGCAATAAACTCATTTAAGTGTTCACGTCTAAAACGTTCTTCGCCAATTTTGTTGCGTTCTTCTTCTGCCCATTCTTCATCTCTTTCTGGGTGATATTTCCAATCAGCGTTAAAGGATTTGAATCCATTTAATCCCAATCCATTTTCTGTGTCGTTACCAAATTCATCTTGTGCTTTAGCAGCCTCTCTATAAATTTGTGCAAATTGGTCATCATCCTGATTTGGTGTGCTTGTAATAATACATTTACCACCAGTTGATAATGTAGGTGATAGTGCTGTCCAAAATTCTTTGGCTATGTTAGGACGCACAAATGCAAATTCGTCTAAGTATGCTAA